TATCAGCGCCATCATCTAAAATAATATATGGGTTCGATCCCATTGTTCGCAAAGCCTCCTCTAGTACGTCTCTCTCACTATCCTGCTTCGTTGTCGTGGCCTTCCGGATCGGTTGCCCAAACACTTCGTTATAATCAGCGTTCTGGCCTAGATTGTTTCTCAACAAAATTTCAGTCCGGGCTATTTTATATAGCAACCCATATCCGCAAGGACTTGCGCCTGTTTCTGTTGGAGTCTTAACATAGATATACCACTTGTCATACGGTGGCTCCAAAAATTTCTCTCCAGTTAAAGAGTACAGAAAGTTCGTTACTACTAACCTGTCAGGAGAAACGTGCTGCCGCTTCACAAAAGACAAATTAGGAAATGAATCTTTTACCAGATCACCTAACGAAATCAAATTATAACCGGTAAATAAAGCATCCAGACAGTAACTCTGAAAATTCCTAAACCAGCTACTCTTAAACAGCTTTGTAACTTCCTCATTTACATTGCCTTGCTCGTCACACATTTTAAACTTCCTGAGCAAAGTCAGGTTGCGCCTTCTCCTTATACACGCATCAACATGATCGTTCAAGATCGTGTCCTGATAAATCCGCTGCATACGAACCCGCTGAGGATATAAGGCGTTTTCAGCTTCCTGAATAGCCTCCCGCCACATCTGAACATCATGCCTTATCCGTTCAAACTGAACTGGAGAAATAGCAAAACGTGGATAGCCCTTTTTAGGGGCCGGGGCCAACGGTGAAACTGCCGCTGGCTTGTTGAAATAATTTTTTACTTCCTGTAATCTGTTACCCATGTGTATTAATCTTTATCATCATTGGTAAATTTGTTTATCAATATTTTATATGCTCCAGCATATTCCAACTCCTTATCGTTAGCAAACCCTTTTTCTGACAATTCCTTTGCGATCCGTGTCCACTTAGCTTTGCCTCGAATTAATTCTGCCAAAAACAAATCTTCATTATTGGTATCATCAGAAATAATATCAAGTTCTTTAGGCTTATTTTTTGATCCAGCTGGTCGGGGCATAACTATTTTTTTAATTTCTCTTCAATTTTTATTTCACCATATCTCTGAGCTATCAACTCAGCCAAACACTCAAACTCAGCACTTGTATAAGACGCTTTTTCATCTCCCACCAACCAAACCAACTGATCCATAGCAAACCGGTCAAAATAATCTATTCGATCAATAATATCATACAGCGAATAGGTTTGGTGGCTTATATTCATCAGTAATGATTTTCTTGTTTAGGCCGACTACCATATCGTATGCGACCTCCATTTGGAGGTTGAATCTTAACAATATCAGCAATAATATCATCTCCCTTAGCCACTTTATTAAACCAGCTTATAGCAGTCTGATATGCCAGCACCCGTATCTCCGGTACAACCGCTGGCGGAATCCTACGGTACAGGTGATAAATCAACATATCCAAAATATATAAAACTATTTGCTGATTTCTATTGTCACCCATCTTAAAATAAGTAGTATTCAATAAACTTCCTGCCGGGATAGTATAAGCCACTCCAGCTCCCCAATATTTTGCACCGCTTGTCGCATTATCAGGAAAAACATTGTTGAAAGGGATTGAACTTATTGAGGGGTACTGAATAACCTGATCGTGGCTTTGAATTGCCGTAGGAATTAAACAGGTATATACTTTCCCGTTCCAGTACACTTCATCATCCTTTACATAAGTGGAAAGTAAATTGAACAACGGCTTCGGGTACACAGCATAAAAAATACTGTACCGGGGCCCAAGCTCAGTCCATTTAGCAGGATCAAAATCTTCAATGACAGTTACGGGTGTAGTGCATACATATATTTTACCAGTATTTAATACTAAACTATTAATATTATATAGTTTTTTATCGTTGTAAAACGGGGCATCCAAATAAACTCTGTTTGCAGCTGCGTAAGTTGCCGCCACAGGTGAGTATAAACTAGTATTGGTAAACTCAGATGCAACGTCATACTTAGCCCTCAAATACGACTTTGCTTCCTCAATAGCCGCATCTTCGGCTAATGATCTGAGCATAGAATTTCCAGAAATAATCTGACTCAGGCTTACTTCCTGAATCAAACGATCAAAATCTGATGGTATTAAATAACTCATAGAACAAATATAATATTATTTAAGCATGAAGTGGTTTGTCCACCCATTGCGTAGAAATATCCGACAATCTATTCCCGTTCAACTGTAACCTTGCCTCAAACTGCCACAATCCCGGCTCGTCAAGCTCACCATTTACAGCAGCATACTGAACTTCACTGCCACTTATCGTTGCCTCCCATTGCCCAACGGTGCCTCCGGGTTTCTTATACAATATTTTTGGATTGGTCGCACCAACAAGTGACTGATTTAAAGCTATTGCTATTATGCGATCCTCAAACATAAATACCTGATTACTCATAACTGTATTTTTTGTGTCATTGAACTACTTCTTTTTATTTTACCGTCACCAAGTCCAGAAGATAAACTTCCTGATCCAAAACTACTACCCCTATTCAGAATATTATCAATCCCCGATTCTAATGATACCCTTTTAATATTTTTCAATAGCCTTATCTGACCACCACTTAAAGTATAAATACCCACTCCAGCTACTAGATCAGGGATCAGAAAGGTTGCATCCAATGAAGCAGGATAAACTGTAAATGTGTAAGCGCCTGATCCGGCAACAAAATAATTAGCTTTACCTAATATACTTTCCCCGGATAAAATCAATGAGGCTGAATTAGCTATGAGTTTTCTTTGAACGAATAAACTCCCCGAGCCAGAAAAAGAATACGATCCAGAAACAACGCTAATAACCTTGCCATATAACAGTGTTACACTTGTCCCACTAAGCGTATGCGTTGCAGCATCAACTGTAATCTTTCGTTGGATTGTAAACGAGGCAGATGTTCCAGAAAAAAGAAAAGTACCCGTGCCCGCAGATAATAATCTATCCGCCATTAAAAAGATACTAACCCCTGAAAGACTATAATTTTGTACGGCGGATGGAATAACCCTTTGAACTTGCAAAGTAGCACTCCCTGTAAAGACAAATGAGCCTATATCAGCTGGAGAGATAAGACTCTTTCTAAAAGCTACACTTGATCCTGAGAATAAATAACTAGCAACATCAGCTGTTATATCATACTGAACACTTACTTCTGTATCTTGCCAGAAGTGGTACCACGTTTGGCCCCTGTTGGAAAAATTGTACCATGTAGTGTTAAGCCTTGCCACATTCTATATTTTGTTTATCTGTCTGATTCAATATAAATTCTATTAACTCCAACTGCAACTGTTGATGCTACCGTATTAGCTGTACCATTACTCATGCCAACAACAGGCCCCATAAAAGTACTATTCAATGGTAAAGTAACATCTATTGAACTATCTACTAAAGTAGTTGATGTATTCAAATTGTCAAGCCGATAATAAATAACACTATCGTTAGGTTTTGCGTACATATAAAAATCATAACCTTGCCCTGTTGCATACGGGGTTGATGGAGAGCCTGTCAACGCATTTTTTGTTGCAGTAGTACCATTTTTAGTTAATAAGTTTATAACATTAGCACCATCGGTTGTATCATGCCATAACCCTATGCAGGATATGGCCGGGACTGTATCACTGGCTAATATACTAGTTGTCCCTGATTGCAACCCTACAAATAATCTTGTTGCATTTGGAGAACCCGCAGTCAATGTTTCAATTCCAAATCTTGCAAAAAAGAAAAATCCTCCCAATCCAGCACTATTACCTCTCCAACACTGTGCTGCTGTATTTACAATACTTGAAACACCTAAAACCTGATTTGTCGTTGTTACTACATTTGTTGATGTAGTTCTTTTCATTTGCGTGTATATACCTGCCGTTGGAGCCGGATGCCCGATAGTTGTACCAACTGCCCACGGCGTACCTGTGTTTATCCCAGCAGTTGTGCCGGTATTTGGGAGGTATAACACAATGTTATTTCCAAATAATGCAGGCTGAAATGGAGTATCTAAGCCAGAAGGCGGAGTCCATTTAGGGATTACTCTTCCTGAAATTTTCCTTGCGTGTAGCCTCAAAACATTGTTTCCGGGTACTGCCGGATTTTCTATAACGCTCCAATCCTGATAACCGGAATGAACATCATTAAGCAAAGTTGAACCGGGAGCAATACTAACCTCTCCCCACCCATATCCATCTTCATAAGTTGCAGCACCGCCATTTGCAGCCAAGGATATGACTGGAGTTATAACATTAGCCGCCCCTGTTCCATTAACAAATAACTGAAAGGTTCTTGCCGAAACATCATTATTTACAACTGTTATTGATTTAATAAAAGCCGTTGTACTTGCCGGGACGGTATAAAGAGTAGCTGCTGAATTAGCCAACTGGCCCTGATAAATTACTTTATAGGTTTCAGTAGTTCCGTTCAACTCCATCCCCATAACGGTGCAGGTCAACTGTGAGGCCACCGAAGCCACACCAGCCAATGTATTTGAGGTCGCAAGAGTTAGCATTATTGTAAAGTAAATAGCGTTGTAAAGTCAATAGTTAATGTTTCTCCATCCTGCAATGTTAAATCACTGCCGTAATCATACCAACCAATCAACGGATCACCAGCTGGATCATCATCGTATAAAACAATATACCTGAACGGAGCTACACTACCACCACCTGCCGTTAATACGAGATCGTTAGCCGTGCCACTAACAACCCCGGCTACCTGTTCAGCAGTTATTCCAGTAACAATACGGGAACTCAAATTTGTATATGCAATTTGTGTAAGGTCTGCTAGTACAGCATTAGCCGCCACTGGTGCGTTAGCGGCTGCACAAAGAGCAACAGTTACCGAACAAGTGGCATCAGAGGTGAAATTATGAACCCCTTTGCATAGATTTTCAACAAATTGCTGGAATTTATTAAGGGCAGCCATAGTATATTTTACAATAAATATACCACTGAGGGGAATAGTTTATATTTTTTTGAGGCACTTACTTAATATGAATTTCGGTTGCTTGCCAGCTTCCCGGTTGAGGCACCGGTACCAGCAACACCCCCCTTCATATACCTAGCAAACTCACTTCCAAAAGCTACGCAGATAAAATAATCACCTGAATCACTTGTATGACCAAACTTTTCATAGGTAACTCCAGTATCAAGATTTTTGACCTTTTCTTTCAGTTTAGTTCCATCACTTGCCTCTTTCAGATAAGTATAATCGGATATACTTTTTACACATTTTTCATCAATAAAAATAACCATTCCCTCAAAACCCTTCTCAAATATTGTATTAATAAAATTTCCCCTCATAGCTACTGGAGGCGCTGCCGATGCGATCCGCTGAGTAGGCTTAAACTGTGCTAGGGCCCGGATGATGATCACAAAGTCATTATGTCCCTTTTCCGATCTTGTATCTTGTTGGCGGCCTGACGGATCACCGTACACAAATAAGCCCCCCTGATGGCCCTGATACCGCCTAATAAACTCTTTGCAAATGTCAGAGGTTGTGTTGATCGGGTTCGATAAACATATTTCATCAATCTGTACTATCAGCTTACCAATCACCTGCCAGATAGTACAGGTAATATAAGGATTTACGTTGAAGTCAAAAGAAATGTGCAACGGTACGTCCGGGCAATATGGCCGTGCCCGCCCTGTATTGAATACTTTTTTAAGCTCACCATTTACATCTACCTCCAGATTCATCACATTGGTAACGTGCTTAGTCCGGATGAAACATTTGTAAAACTCACCACCTGAACTACTGAAAGGATTGCCATAAATAAGCATATCCTGACGGGCCGAGTGCAGATTTTGCATCTGGTTTTCAATGTAGTTAGATGGCAGGTTGTGATTATTGTGGTACGTTGAGCATATCACAGCCATCTTATTACCGATCTCTTTACGGAAGTAGGTTTGTGAGGAATAGATCAGCTCAGTAATCTCTTTGGCGTATTCGTCAAGACTAAACCATTCATTAATCCACTGAACTTTTGCGGGACTGGTGAGAATATAAAGGGGGTTCCACGGGGTGTGAACCTCCCCTGTCGGCCCAATTTCACAATCACTAAGCTCACCGGTACCGGTGTAATATAAACCCCGCTGCCGCAAACGACCAATAATAACCTCCTTTACGGCCTCTTCTCTGGTGTCTTTTGTTTCATCCAGTATGGCCCAGCCAAACTCCTTTCCATCATGTGCTTTGTAATTCTCCAGCGATCCCTTGAATATAACGGTGCCTTGCTTGAAGCATATCTTCCCCCGGTATGTATCAAAGTCGTGCCCATTTGTATCAAAATGAGCTGGAGGCTGAACATCTACCACATATTCACCATGCGGGTTATCCCGGCTCCATTCAGTCCAGCCCCAATCCCTCCAAACAGTTCGTATTCGTTTTAGTGTACTGTCTGATAACTGAGTATAAGTGTTTGCTCCAATAAAACCATAAACTTTTGGGAACTCAGAAATTAATTGACCAGACACACACCCACCTATGAAAGTCTTTCCTCCCCCTTGTCCTGAAAGGAAAAGATTGATCTGCTTTCGGGACATTATAATATCATCTTGCGGGCCGGAAGCCTCTACATTGACAATAATCTCCTCTTCTATCATGCCTGATTTGTTTCCTGCGGTGGCCTTCTGGTAATTATAACCTTCGTTATTCGCTGAACATTATGAGTTTCAATTGGCGATCCATCGGGGCCAGAATGTTCCAGCGCTTGTTTAGGCTGCCCACACGCCTGATTTATTAACTGAGCAACATCATTGGCTCCCGGCTTACTTACGGCCTTCTGTATGGCCCTGAGATAAGCTATCTGCCCCGCTGACATTTTTAAAACCTTTGGGCCGAAAATCTCCACCAGCTGCTTTTTTATAGGACTGTTTTCTTCAAAGTTGTACTTCATGAGTAACAGATCATGGAATATCTGTCGTTCGAATTTCTTCCGGGCCTTTGTTGCCTTCTGCTTTGCTGGATCAGGAGCTGGTCTGTTGCCAAACCGTGTTTGGATCGGTGGTTTGTACGGCCCAACCTTGTACTCCTCTCCCGAATTTTCTCCCGTATTGCCAGAACTTTCTCCCGGTGATATTGGTAAATCTGGCTGTTTTTCTAGGTTTTGATCATTTGCCATAAACCAAATTTATCTATTTGTCTTTAAAATATCAAAATTCTTACGGGAATAGCATAAAAAATCCCCCGGTGTCGGGGGACTTTCAATGTTTGTTAACGGGTCACCTAAGCCGGTGCCGATCTGAAAATTTAATTGTGTTTTTCTTTTCTGTACTCTTTATGGTTTTAAACCAAAATCCCGTTCGCCGGTGCCTGTCAATAAAATTTTTACTTTCTTCTTTCGTAGTAGTAGGTGTTAC